GTATGTGACAAGGTATCACTGACTAGATTGTATAAGCTGCTTGACGATGCTAACGATCAACTCAACGAATTACGGGGGCTTGCATAATGGACCAATCACTAATTAACTTGCCGGATTACTCGGTAGAATATACACCGGCACCAATCGTGATCAAAAACGGTGATGGCTTAGAAGCTGCCATTGCACAGTATGTAGCTCGCTATCAAGATATGGTGGTCACCAGCGACACCGAAGCCGACACGAAGAAAGTACGCGCTGAGCTTAGAAAGCTAAAGACGGCATTAGATGATCGCCGCAAACAAATCAAACGTGGGTACAATCAACCACTTCGTGAATTTGAGGCTAAGGTTAAGAGCCTTGAAGCTAGTATCGACATGATTATCGACCCTATTACCGTTGGACTAAATGAGTTGGAAGTGCAGCGGCGCGATCAAAAGAAGCAAGAGGTCTCGGATCTAATTGCTGAAATGGCGCCTAACTATGGTGTTGAAGTCGATTCGATTGATATTGATCCACGCTGGTTAAATAAATCGGCTTCGCATAAGAAAGTCGTTGATGAGATTGGCGCCACAATGACGACCATCAAAGCCGCTGCGGACAAACTTGCCGATGATATCGCGATGATCACGCGCTATGCCAATGTACAAAATATTGACCCATTACCGTGGATTGACCAGCTTAATCAGGGTCAAGATGTTCAATACTTGCTATCTGCAATTGATAATCAGGTCGCACAAGCCAAAGAACGGCAACGCCAACGTGATTTGCAAGCACAAGCCGATGCTGAGCACCAAACCGAAACAAAGACCGGTAAGATAGTCGATACTGATACGGGCGAAGTAGTGGACCACACAACGACGCTAAAAGTCACTGGCTCAATTAGTCAACTTAAAGCCTTGAAGGGCTATATGGATAGTATCGGGGTCAAATACGAGAAGGTGGGGTAATGAAGTTTTATCAGGATGGCAATATTCCCGAATTGCCCAATATGTACTTTATTTACGGCGATGGTGGTACCGGTAAAACCTCGATAGCTAAGCAATTCGTGGGGCACAAGCTGTTGTTCAGCTTTGATATGTCTAGCAATGTCTTGATCGGTGATAAGTCTGTTGATGTCATTATCTTTGAACATCAAGACGCCGCAACTATCCAAGCATTGGTCGAAGAAGCAATCATGCGTGGAATAGCCAATCCTAAATATCAAGTGATTGTATTAGACAATATCACGGCATTACAAAATTTGGTATTGGAAAATATTGACAACGCTGCTAAGGATAATCGGCAAAATTACCAAAAATTGCAGCTATGGTTCCGTGAGCTAGGGACCACTTTGAAAGAGAGCGGCAAGACTGTCTATGCCACCGCTCACCAACTTGACAATGGTTCATCCGGGATCAGTGGCGAAGGCCGATTTCAAGCCGACATGAACGAAAAGACGTTCAACGCATTTACTAGCATGTTCGATTTAGTTGGTCGAATTTATCTAAAGGCTGGACAACGCATGATTGATCTGGATCCTGAAAAGGGCAATCATGCTAAAAATCGGATTGATGATCGAAAAAACATTCAAGCAAATGAACTCATTCAAAAAGAAAAGGGAGATAAATAAATATGTCTTTATTTACAGTAGATTCAAATAATGTTTTTGGGCAATCAGTCGAAGAAGCGGGCGTTTATAACGTGGCGATTTCGCCAAGCTCCGAATTTAAAAATAGTAGTACTGGCAAGCCCATGGCGGTGCTTGATTATGAAGTCCTAGACGGTAAGTACAAAGGTGGCCTGATCCGCTTTGATAATGAAATTTGGGACGGCTCAACGCCTGGAAAAGCTAGCCAGTCAGCTAAGCGTTTTAGCACGATTGCAGTAGCATTAGGCGCGGCTGATGGCACAGGATTCGATAGTATCGAGCAGTTCGTTAGTCAAGCTGTGGGTCACAGACTGGCCGTTTCAGTAGATTGGGAGACTGGTACAAATGGCAAAACTTATCTAGTAGTCAAAGGCTATCGCCAATTTATGACAGATGGCAGTAAGCCGAACGGAAAGACTCGGCCGGCCGGTAAGCCAGCAAATAATGGTGGTGGTTTTGGTAGCCATGCACAAACTAGCGGCAATGGTGCCGGGTTTGGCGCACAACAAGCTACTGGTGGGTTTGGAACACCGGCCAATAACAACGCTAACGCTGGCAAGGGGAAGTTTGATGATATTCCTAGCGGGATGCCCTTTTAGCCGGGACAACTTAGGCGTATTGGACGCAGAAATACAGCGACATTCAAAGTTGCATCGGAGGTGACTAGATGCAACGATCACGAACCCAATTCGTTGAGAGCGAAGGCAAGCTTTATCTGGTCACAGAGTTGGACGAAAGGCCCAATTTGGACCATATAGAGACCGTTAGCGGTAGTCGTGACCAATTTTACATGGATTGGGAACTAGCCGACACACGCAAAGCTAGACCCCAACAGCGGCGATTATTTTTCGCACTGCTGACTGACATTTATACGTGGTCAGGGATGCCAACGGACTTTCTAAAGTCACTATTCTATCTGGAATATTCCGAGTTCACATTCGGTAAGACTATTAGTTTGTCAGACGTCACAGAATCAAGTGTAAGCGATGCAAATCAACTACTCGACCTAGTTATTGACTTCATGTTTGAGTGGCGTGTGCCCTTCAAGAAGGGATATGAGCTATTGCCAAGAGACCAAGAATACTACTTGTTCCAGTGTTGTCGGCATCGCGTGTGCATGATTTGCGGTAGCCGGGCGGACATCCATCATGTTGATGTGATTGGCGCGGGAATGAATCGGACACACGTTGACCACACTAAGCGGCATGTTATGGCGCTTTGTCGTAAGCACCACGGTGAAATTGAGCAGATTGGGCCACAAGCTTTTAGCGAGAAATATCATGTCCCTGTTGATGGGATAAAGTTAGATGTCGAAACGCTTAAAAAGATTGGTGTACAAGGAAATTACAGCAGTGACTAAATCCACCGGATGGGTGGAAAGCCCATGATTGGAGGTAAGCAATGGCACAGCGAAGAATGTTCAGCAGTGTGATTACTGATTCAGATTTATTTATGGATATGCCAAAATCAGCACAATTATTATATTTTCATTTGAATATGCATGCCGATGACGATGGGTTTGTAGGAAATACAAAATCAATTATGCGAATGACGGGATCTAGCGATGATGATTTGAAAATATTGTTGACTAAACAGTATCTTATTCCGTTTGAAACAGGTGTTACAGTCATTAAAGATTGGCATATTCACAACTATATTCGCTCAGACCGGAAACACCCGACTAAATATACGGAAGAGCTTAAGCAATTAGAGTTAAATGAAGACGATAGCTATAGTAAATTACCGATTGGTAACCAGTTGCCTACCAGTGGTCAACCAGATGACGGGCAGAAGGTAGGCAATTGTCATACCGAGGTTAGGTTAGGTAAGGATAGGTTAGGTAAGGTAAGTAAAGAACGTAGTACGGCTGACGCCGAACGGTTCGACTGGCAAACGGTAATTGACTATCTCAACGAGAAGACCGGCAAGAGATTCAAGCATACTGATTCTAATAAAAGACTGGTTGTAGCACGTCATAAAGACGGCGGTTATACCGTTGATGACATGAAGCAGGTAATTGATAATCAGTGCGCCGATTGGTTGAATAATCCTAACATGAATCAATATTTACGACCGGCAACACTTTTTCGTGCTTCCAAGTTTGAGGGCTACTTGAATAACGGACCAAAGCAAAGTAAGCCGACTTCACGAGAGGACTGGTTTGGTGAAACGAGTTAAAGAGTTATTCGATCCAGCCAAGGTACAGGCGATTGCGGCGGCTAAGGGCATCGATGTGAGCAAGCTACCAACTAAGGAACAATTAGACGAGGCAACACTTAAACGCGCTCAGCAGGCCGTTGTGGTCAATCATCAACGATATTATCGTGCCATGTCAGTCTGGTCGGGAAATGTGCGATTACAGTTTAAATTTTCTGATTGGGACGTACAAAAGCAGTCGAATGTTGAAGTGGCTAGAAAGCTAGGCAATCAAGCGTTTGTATTAGCCAAGCAGCTAAAGACGGCTAAATTTAATGTACTGTTGTCGGGCCTGTATGGTGTCGGCAAGACCTCGCTGGCGCTAGCGATTGCTGACCAACTACAACAGGCAGGACAGACGATCATGTTTGTTTCAACCGCGGAATTGCTGAGGCTGGTCAATGATAAATATGAAGCACCAGACGTGAGAATGAGATTGATCGAAATAACTAAGGCCATGAAGTCAGTCGATGTCCTGATTATTGATGACTTTGGTACGGAAGGCGGTAAGGCAACCGACAACGGCTATTACAAGCCGGTTCACCGTGACTTACAGACGATGATGTACCAAGTGGCTAATGCACGCTGCGACTTTGAGCACAACGAAGTGAAGCACTCAACTATCGTCACGACTAACAACACGCGCGGGCAGCTTGAGAGCATGTACGACAAAAAGATTGTTGATCGGTTATTGAGCAAGGTG